ACAGTCGATTTAATCAACTGGATGTCCATTGCTCGGTCAGCTAGTGACTCGCCGTAAAACTTATGTGGGATGGGGATAGGGCAAAGCGAGTGAAACGGTAAGTAATCTGTTTCCTCGTTACTTAGAATATCAGATCCAGCGTAGAAGATTTGACGCAATTCAGCCACGCCATCGCCATCGTAATCTGTCCGTAGATAAGCCTCGTATACCTCAACTTCCTGCATAGATTCATCTAGGCTTGCATCCTCGTCCGGCTGCTCACCGCGGCTGTAACGCGCCACGCGCTCATCTGTAAAGCTCAGATCATTGAAGGACGGTAGGTTAGCCACAATCTCTGGGTCAAAGCCCATTGCGATTAGGTCTGAACGTGGCAAGAGTTTCCTATGAGCAACAAAGGGAGAATCGGCTACAGCCCTCGCTCTCTTGCTTATAAGGAACTCCTCTGGAGGCACGTTCTCTACCTTGACTGAGCCGGATTGTGTACGTTTCGCTACAATTACATCATGCGATTGCATGGCAATTGGTGCGCCGTCATCGCCAACTCCACCGTCCAAGACTGTAGTATCCTGCGCTACGATTTCATACTTACCATCTGACAAGAGCATGACTAGCTCATCGTCTGTCAGACCTCGGTACTCCTCTTTGGTGACATCTTGTTTAATGTCCCAATAGCACTTTACGACACCATTCTTTTGCAATAACGCATCCTTAAACCAGTTATGCAGGATGGTAAAGCCGGGATTCTGACTGTAGAACACCCAATTACAATAATCTGTAGCTTGTTTAGCGCCTTCCTCATCGCCGGGATGCTTAGGCTCAAAGCGCACAATATCGTCTGACTGAGTAAACACGCGAATCAATTGTGGCAAAGCGCCATCAATAGCCTCTGCTACCTCTCCGGTAACGATCTGGCTGCGACCCTCTACCTCGTTGCCATAGGGCTGACGTAGGTAAAACTCAAGCGCCTTCGTTCTCGCTTGGGTTGTCTCGCTGTCCAAATACCCGATTGCGTTGTCGATTTCGTTTTCCAGAATCGACTTCAGTTTCCCATCGTCCATACATTTCCTCAAGCGCGATAATCCGCTGCATTAAATTGTCGTATTCTGCCCTTGTAACAGGGTTGCCTCGGCGTTCTACCAACATTACACCACCCATCCAGTATTAACCTTGAGAGGCTTGCCCCAATTAGATGTCTGGGTATCCATGCCTACCGCCAAGTATCTAAACGCATCTGCGCCGTGACTTGACCAGTCGTGTAGTGGCTTGTCATAAAAAACTTGGCGTTTCTCGTCAAACTCGCGTCTGTAATTTCGGATACAGTCCAATCCCTGCTTGGTGTCTTTATCGTTAAACCAGCAGCGAGGTAGCAACCTACGCACCGCCTGAATACCGTCATCAACGCCAAGTCTCGGCACAACCGTACAATCCAATCCCGCATCTTGTAGTACCTCTAGTCTGGAGCGTCCTGTACCTAGCTCTCGCACCTGTACGTCATGCGGTAGCAACTGTGGTGCCTTGTTCCATCTTCTATTGGTTAACTCTCGCACATACCAATCTAAGCCCTGACCGTGATTCTCGATGTAGTCTAGCAGCCTGACCTCTTGTCCCACCACTTGAGCCACCCAGATAGAGGTACTGTCACCCATACCCAAGTCCCAAGCTACATAGGTTTTGCAAAGGTCATCGCGCTCTATTTTGCAAACCTGACCATTAGACTCCAACTCGTTTACTTGCTTGCCGTAGTAGCTACCCTCGACTGCTGCGCTAAAGCTGCACTCGAATTCTTGCTCATACTTCTCATCACCCATCTCGCGCTTGGCAGCGTTTAACTCGTCCTGATTAACAATCTGAGTCTGCGAGGCTTTGAACTCTAAGAGTTTCCAGCCCGGCTCACTTGTTGCCCTATCACGCAAGTCTTTAAAATGGTTCTGACCCTTGGGTGTGCCAATAAACATAGCCCAACCTTGTCGGTCAGCCAATGCCGGACGGATGATCTCGTTCCATATCTTAGGGTTTTGATCCCCAATTTCATCCAGAATCACGCCATCAAAATACTGTCCCCGCAAGGAGTCTGGGTTTTCAGACCCGTATAACTGTATCCTGCGATCCCAGAAGTCAACTCGCAATTCGCTGATGTTTGCCTCTGCACCCAGCGGTCTGGTGTAATGCGTAAGGTAATCGAACGCTACCCGTTTAGCTTGACTGTATGTAGGTGCAATGTAAGCGTATCTAGGACGCTCTCTATTGCACTCTATAGCAGACTTAACCAACTGGTTGATAGCTGATACTGTCTTACCCATCCTACGATGTGCTACCACCACCACAAAGCGGTTATCAGCTAAAGCCTGATGTATCTCTAGCTGAGGCTCTCTGGGCGAATAAGGAATTACGATTTCTCGCTCTGCCACCGGATCACCGCCTGTATTGGTCCACCATCTTCTCCGCTTACTTGTAGCGGTAATAGCTTAGGATAAATAGTTGCCCAAAATGCTCTCTCGTTTGCAGGGTCTTCCTGCGCCCATGAGATCAATCTATTTGTTCCGCCTAGTCCTTCTGCGGCTTGAGCAATTGCTTCCTTTGCGGAGGCTGTAGTGCGGTTAGGAGAGCCTTTAGGTCTTCCCCTACCTTTATTACTTAAATTCTCATTCTCTATTAAATTCATTTCCGACTCCTATCGGGTCATCGGGTTAAGTACAGCTTAGTTCCCTAGTAATCCTTGCATTTTAACAGTTACCAAATTAACAGATGAATCTTCATCTATCATTCTTAACACTTCATCTAGTGTAGCGTTTGGTTTACCTACTGGTCTTCTGCCTAATTTATAAGCGTTAGTAGCAGCAGCTTTTGACGATACCTGACCTTGTAATACAGGAAAATCAATCATCGCTTGGTCTTGCAAGCTCTTGCCTACGCCAGAACCTCTAAATTCTTTTGGCACTTCTAGCGATAAAACAGAGGCAGTCCCATCTGGTCTAGCAAGAATGTCAATATAGCCACCGCTATTAGGGTCTGTATATTTAATTCTTTCAGAACCTTTCCCGAAAATATCAGATGCGTCTGATTTAGAAACACCAAAATTAACTTTTTTATTACTATTTGTTCCTAACAAACCTTCTTCTAGTAATTTATCTACTGGTATATCATTTTTTTCTAGCATTTTAACTATAGATGGGTCAAAAACTACAAAATTACTTTCACCGGGTTTTGCTCCGCGCCTACCATCATCCGCATATCTCACTCCGGGTATGCCTTGTTGGTTTAAAAATTCAGACGCTAATTTAAACGCATCTTTTTGACCAACATCAAAACTAGATGCAATAGCCAAATAAGCGTCTTTACCAGTTAAATTATTTAAAGTTTTATCGCCTTTTAAATCACCCATTACAGCAGAATTATTTTTTAAAATGCTTAAGACTTCTGGAGACTGTTTTGATAAAGGCTTATCCCAATCAAGCATCATAGGTAATGATGCATCAGGTATATCAACCTTGTATAAATTGCCTTGCGTTTTTTCTTGATAAGCGCGAAACAAGTCTGCAATCTTTTCTTTAGGTATATCCCTAGCGGCAATGTTACCAGACTGTATCCACCCAGCAGCCTTGATTGGGTCTTTAGGCATATCTTGCGCCAACATCATAAATTGACCACGCGCTGACGCTGGCAATTCAAAACCAAGCCTTTCTTCTTCAGCTTTAAAATTAAAGCCTTTGTTTTTTAACGCATCAGCAAAACTTTGTGCTGTAGGTCTAGACTCAGCAAAATACATACCGTGTCCATATACCTGAGCGCCTTCGCCAGTACCAATGCGCTGTATGTCAAAACCACCTTTAATGTCATACGGAGAGCCGTGATAGGCGTTCATCGCTAGATCAACACCACCCTGACCTGTAGGGTTACGCATAGCCTTACTTGTTCCCAACCCGCCTCCCATGACGTTAAATGCCATGTTTACGCCTTCCTTGCCAGCTTCAAACTCTGGGTCTGTACCTAGCAATGATCTAGCGGGAGCAGTAATAGCGTTAGCAGCCTCGGCAATCAGCCCCGGCACAGCTAACTCTCTCTGGTTAAACACAGAGCCGGGCATACTATCCCGAAACGGCAGGAATGTAGCCCTGCCTTCCATAGGTAACGCTCTGGCATACCAAGGCTGCGCTTGAGATTCTATTGCGTTAAATCTCCGCAATTCCTCCTCATCTGTCAGCAGTCCTTTAGCCATAATCCACCTAATGTGTGCAAAAGTAATGCAAACGCATTACCACTTTACCTTGTTAGCCCAGAACGCTGCGCTCATCTTGCCCTTGGCAATGTTCTGCGCGTGTCTGGCTTTAAATGATTCATTACGGGCAGAGCCTTCTGGACTACCCTTTACACCCTGTTGACCAAAGCGGATAAGTTTTGTCTCATCCCCACTCTTAGCCAACACAGCGTGTGACTTAGTAGGATGACTAGGAGTTTTCTTAGGCTTGTTAAATCCTGAGAAAGTTTCCTTTCCGCGCTTAATCATTTTTTCTTAGCCGTTTTAGCGGCTGTCTTAAAGTCTTTGGCGCTAGGTGCTGCCTTGCTACCAACCTTGTTCATTTTCTCGCCTGAGCCTTCTTTAATGCGCTTTTGCTTGGCGTTAATATTGGCGTACAGTCCTTTAGTCATCATCACCCTCTATAGATTTCTCTAAACTTTCGTAGCGATCCTCTGCCTTCTCGTATTCCATCTTAGCCATTGCCAGCATTTCTTTCTGGCGCTTAGTAGGAATTTTTTTAATTGGACCACCCATCAGCCATGCAGAACAGGTACGCTCTCCGGCACACTTGAACTCAAACAGTTCACAGTAGCCAAGATCAGCAGCGTCTACAATCGCCTCGTACTCGTCTCCACCCGTTCCAGAGCCAAGCCCACCAACGATACAGTCCAACATTTCCGGCGTGACAATAAAAGCCGCGCAGTTACCGCAGCGCATTGTCTTAGCCTCGTCCTCTGTGGTATTCCATTCTTTAGCACGATCAGCCCAAAATATAGGTGATTCTTCCTCTGGATTAGCAGGACCATAGCCTACATTCTTAAACGCCCAATCACGATTTTTAAGATTGAGTTTAACGTCTTGAGTAGAGGCTGGGCATTTCATTCGTAGCCCCGTTCCTCTTTCTTTAGCTGCTTGGGGTAATCGCCATTTTTCATTTTCTTGGCAGCAGCAGCCATTTGTGCTTGCTTAACGCGCATACCGCTATCGGTACACTTGCCTTGTGCCTTCCCTTGCATCTTCATTTTTTACCCTTTGTGTATTTTCCTGCCTTTTTGTCAGCAGCCATAAATTCTTTAGCGACCTTAACTGGGATGCCAGCTTGCTTGGCAAACTTAGGTGAGTGTGCGGCAGCTTTCATAAACTGCGCTTGTGCTTTTGAGACTGAAGGCATTATTCACGCTCCTCTATCGCTTGCTCATGTAGATGATTGTAGATGCTACGAGTGCTGCCCCACATCTGGTCTGCAAACACTATCCCATTTCCGGTATATGTTGTGCCAGCAAAGTGCCTAGGCAAAAAGTAGTGGCTAGGATGGATTGTAAGCCCTGTGTAGCGATTATTTAGCCATGTCTGAGTAATCCGTACAGGACCGCAGAATTCCCACGCCATACGCTGATCTATCTTATCGTCTTTAATGTCTTGGATGATCTGACCGATAAACGGATTGCCCGGCTCTGCGCCTACTGTGCTGTTGGCAATCAGACCGAATCTATCCAGTTCAGACTCCCATCCAGCAAATACGCTTGCCTCTAGCAACCAATCCTCTAGTGGGCGCTTGCAGATGCAATCAGCATCCAATGCAATACCACCCTCGTCATACAGGATTTCCCAGCGCATCATGTCGGCTACGCCACACAACTCTCTGTCCCAATACTCGGACATGTGCCGACCATTGACCCAGCTATGGCTGTATAGGTCATCATTGCCCCAGACCTTGACCACATAATCAGGATTCATCTTGATCCATGTATTTATGCAGTTATCTGGGCGCTTAGACTCGTCACCAATCCACACTATGTGGAGTTTTTTCGGGATCACGTTATCACCAAAAAAAAGCCCGAAATCAATCGGGCAAAGAACCAAGGAGACATCCAAGAAAGTGCGGAGAACACTTCCCCACGCAAATGTTACTACTTTTTCTTCTTGTCCACAATAGGTTGTGGTTTTTTTGCATAGATAGACTCTATATGGTGTCCACCAATCAAACTAGGCTTTTCCAGAATAGACATAGAGTGAGGTCTGGACACTACGCTGTGCAAGCTAAATCCTTTATACATCTTGTCTCCAAATAAGTTGTGGGTTTCCATAAAGCAGGATTTTCCAATTAGAAAATTAAACATGAGTGGCAAAGAGTGCAAGTGCCTGCCAAGGAACTTAGGTCTGCGTATACCACTCGATACTACTAGGTTGCTAAAGCCCAGCCCCACATGTAAACAGTAACACAATAATCCTAACGATTGTAAAGATTCTTTACCGAACGGTATGTTTTTAACAATTATCCATACGGTTGTACTGTTTATTACCGATCAGGATTGTCTATATACTTATTTATATTTATTAGTATGTATTGTTACTACATTTGCTTTTTGGTGGACGAACCTAGCCTTACCTAGGTGCGCCTTAATCTGTTTGCTTTTCGGAGCCACAGAACCCGCCAGCCGTTCGGTATTGGGCGCTAGCTTCGCCACCCTTGCCTCTTTCTCATACCTTATCCCACAGTAGAGGCTATCCCCAAGTCCTGCCGTCTATTAACCCGACAACTTGGCGGTTGGTAGATGCAAAAACCGCTTAAATCTGCATCTTGGTGGAAGACCCCCAAAGGGGCAAGACACAGACTTAAACGGTCTAAATCGGCTTCCACACCAACAAGTTAATTATACACAATAAATTATTTGCACATATTAGGGAAAACACCTATGTTTATTTGTGCTGAAATGTATACAATTTAGTACATGGCACTAACGCCATACCAAGGAGATAAAAATGATTGCAAAAATAGAAGTTTGGTTTGATAAGTCTTACAAATGTTGGTATGTAACTTCTTATAATGAAGAAAACACACCTTATGACGAATCTGCAAACTTTTACAAAAAATCAGATGCAGTTGCTTATGCTCAAAGTTTGCTCCCGACTTTGGTTATTGAGACTCGTAAATAAAACCTTGGGGCGCAAGCCCCTACCAAGGAGAAACCATGTATCAAGAGATCATCACCACACGCATAGCAGGAATACCCGCTAAGGTAGGCGTAACCCACGTTTACAGGCAGTCTGGCAGCTTTATGCAAAACGAAGTATCAAACTTGGATTACCACGGCTATGTAGAGTTTGACTACGAGATATTAGATATGCGTGGCAAACGTGCTGTATGGCTGGAGCGTAAGCTGACAGATTCTATCCGCACCCAGATTGAGCAACAGATAGCGGAGGCAATATGAGCGATATGTACACGAAACAACAAAATTTAGACATATCCGAACAATGTGTACCTAAAACAGACATATCTATACATGAGCCTTGGGACACATCCGACATGGCGCATAGGTCTGGTGGGTTGACGGTTGATGATGATATACAGGAATACAAAAAGCCTTGGGTCGGTCTGACGGAGGATGAAATAACAAAAATTGCAAACAAAACATCAACTTTTAAACAATGCGTTCAAGCTATCGAAGCCAAGCTAAAGGAGCGCAACACATGACTAACTTAGCTAAAACGGGTGAAATAATAGAGAAAGTCTTACGCCAAGTTATGGAAGAAAAGTTTGAACGTGAGTGGATCGGGCTGACGGATGAGGAGATAGCACAAACGGTTGGCAGTCCGATTGATGAAGTTTACTTGTCTGACTTTCGTAATGTCGAAGCTAAACTTAAGGAGAGAAACAATGGATGACTTACGCAAAGCAGCAGAGATGGCTTTGGAGGCGTTGGAAGATTCAATGTATCCACAGAAAAAACAATTTGATGCAATTGTCGGGTTGAAACAAGCACTCGCACAGGAGAAGCAAGAGCCTGTGGCGTGGCGTAGTGCAGCTATTCGACTTGGCGAGGAATTGTCAAGCGTTGGTTGTGATAACTACTATAACTTGACCGCAGAACAATGGCTCGACTGGGCGTTAGCGCAAGAGCCAAGAGGTAAAAACTCGTTACCAACACCACGCAAAGAATGGGTCGGGCTGACGGATGATGAAATAGCACAAGTTGTTGGCAGTCCGATTGATGAAGTTTACTTGTCTGATTTTCATAGAGTGATAGAAAAATTAAGGAGCAAAAACACATGAGCGGATACGGAGCAAGTTGGTACAGACACACATTGCGTGTAGTTTACGGACGCTTAATAGTTGTGCTACCTACAAGGAGAATGGTATGACACAGCCAGACTTGTTTGATGTAACTCAGCAGCCGTTGATTGATGAGATTAAGCGATTGACAGACCTTAATCAGCGTCTAGTGGCGGCAGCTAAAGAACTTGGTTACGCAGATGACGCGCACGAATGGGACGATGCTTGGAGCAAAATGTGCAAACTAATAAAGGAGGTAGGATGATTGCTTGGGGTAACACTACAGACCGTATCCTGCTGTTGCTTGAGCAGGAGCCGCTTACTAAGGCAGAGATATGTCGCAGACTTAATTTGACGCATGACAGGGTTGCCAGCGTACTGTCTCGCCTTAACCGTTCTAGCAAGCGTATATCCAAACGTATATACATATCTGGACACACAAGGCACACAATATCAGGCAGAACTTATATTCGTCCTATATATTCTCTGGGAGACAAGCAAGACAAATCGTGCAAGATCAAACCCTTTACTTTGCCAGAGCGATCAAAGCGCTCATACGAAAAACTTGTATCTTTACGAAACAGTAGCGTATTCACCCAGACACTAACCCGTAGACAATTATCAAAAATGAGAGCCGCACATGACTAAAGACGCAACAATTTCTATCCGACTTCCTGCCGAATTGCGTAAGTTAATTGCCACACACGCAGCAGCCAACCACCGCACACTTGGATCACAAGTCTTGTACTACATCGAGCAAGGCATGGATAAGCCTAAAACCGTTGTAAAGCGTACCTCTGGCGTGCAAAAACCAGACGAGGTATCAGACCAAGTGTGGGATGACTTTTGTAAACTTAGGGCATCCAAAAAGGCACCATTAACAGAGTCAGCCCTGCAAAACATTAAGACCCAAGCAAACCTAGCAATGTGGACACTAGAGAACGCACTAGCAGAGACTTGTACAAGAGGCTGGACAAGTTTTAAAGCTGAGTGGGTACAACATAAGGCAAGCAAGCAACAAGCTCTTGAGGCATCCAATAGACAAGCTGCGGAGGCATTTATAAATGGTTGACGAAGATAAAAAAGAATTTGCTCAATTTATGGGCGGTATGTTTGCCGTATACAACAAGGAAGTTAGCCCTATGTTGTTACGCATTTGGTTTGAGTCTCTGCGCCAGTACGACTTAAAAGCTGTAAAAGATGCGCTTGCAAGACATTTGCTTAACCCTGATAACGGTCAGTTTCTACCTAAGCCAGCAGACGTAGTAAAACTTATTGGCGGTACCACTATTGATACTGCTTTGGAGGCATGGTCAGCCGTAGACAATGCTGTAAGAACCGTAGGCACATACCGCAGCGTTCAATTTGCCGATCCGATTATTCACAAGGTTATTTATGACATGGGCGGCTGGGTAGCGCTTGGCAACAAGAAAGAGGATGAATGGGCTTTTGTGGCTAAAGAGTTTCAAACACGCTACAGAGGCATTAAAACGACAGGACAGCCAGTAGACGCACCTACGCAGTTAACAGGCATAGCAGCCCAACAAAACAGCGTGGCGGGTATCCAGTACAAAGAGCAACCAGTTCTTATAGGAAAACGAAATGACACCAAGCCAGCGCTCGATTACTCTTATGAAATCTCTCGGCTATCAAGTAGCTAATTGCGATCATTACAACTACTTCACCAAGCGCAGACATGATCTATACGGATGTATAGACTTGTTGTGTATCGGTAACGGAGAGACTGTAGCGGTACAAGTCACCAGTAAGTCCAACATGTCCAGCAGGATTAAAAAGATTGAGGCATCCGAGGCTTTTCCCGAAATGCTGCGTTCTGGATGGAGAGTGCTTGTACAAGGATGGTTTAAAAACGCTAAAGGACGTTACGAAATGAAGGAGTTTGAGTTTTAGTCAATTAGGGAAAGTACCTATATAAATAATGTGTGCAAATAAGCACAATAGAGTCTCTGTAACCAAGGACACAACATGAAAACAATAGAAATCTATGACGCGGTACTGTACGCAATTTCCTCTTTTGCCGCTGGCGCAATTTTAGTATTGGAGTTGTTATGAACCTCGAAACCAACAGCCGTATTGTCCAAGCCTTTGTTGATGGTGAGTATCCTGTAGCAGACAAAGAGTTTTGGGAAAATCACATGACTGACAAGCATTTTATTATGGATTTGCTTAAAACAGTTTCCGAAAACTATTACAGCCCTGATCCAGTTGTCTGCACATTGCTAGACAAGATTGAGGCTCACGTTTACAAAGCATCGAGGAATATGTGATGAATGTCTACAAAAAACTTATGCAAGCGCGTATTGACTTGCAAAACACAGCCCTGTCAAAGTCCGGTCACAACAAGTTTGCCGGGTACAAATACTTTGAGCTAGGTGACTTTATCCCTGCAATCCAAAACATCTTTAACGGTCTGGGCTTGTGCGGCACCATCAGCTACACAAATGATCTGGCTACGCTCACAATTGTAGACATGAGCGACTTGAGCAAGATTGAGATCACAAGTCCTATGTCTGAGGCTGCGTTAAAGGGCTGCCACGCTGTGCAAAACCTTGGGGCAGTACAAACATACATCCGCCGCTACCTGTGGGTGACAGCGCTTGAAATCGTAGAGCATGACGATATTGATAGCTCCTCTGGTGCAGACGTAGAAGTAGCACTTAAAGGTATCAAGGAGTCACGCGATATTGAAACCTTAAAGACTCAGTTTAACGCTGCATACAAACTGTTTAAGGATGACAAAGAGGCGTTTGCCAAACTAAACGTAGCTAAAGAGGCGCGTAAAACTGAACTCATGGCGGCTACAAATGATTGAACAAGGCTCACCAGAATGGTTTGCACTCCGCGCCGGGAAGGTGACAGCCTCCCGCGTGTCGGATGTCATGGCTAAGACCACAACAGCCGCTTACCAAAACTACATGGCTGACCTAATTGCAGAACGGTTAACCAGCGTAAAAACGGAGTCTTTTACCAATGCTGCGATGCAATGGGGTGTAGACCATGAGGCGCAAGCAAGAATAGAGTACGAGGTCAAAACTGGCTCATTAGTGGAGCAAATAGCTTTCGTTGACCATCCTACGATACAAATGTTTGGATGCTCACCAGACGGTTATGTAGGTGAGGATGGGCTAATTGAGATCAAGTGTCCCAACACATCTACACACATAGACTATATCCGGCAGGACAAAGCACCCGCTAAATATGTCAACCAGATGCAATGCCAGATGGCAGTTACCGGACGCAAATGGTGCGACTTTGTAAGTTTTGACCCACGGCTGCCGGATGGTCTACAGTTATTTATTGTCCGGCTAGATCGGGATAATAAATACATCAGCAAGATGGAAAGTGTAGTGCAGGAGTTTTTAAACGAAGTAAATAGCGCCGTTAGCGGCTTAAAGGAAAGAACGAAATGAGTATCCAATACGAAGTCATGGCTAGTACCGGATCGTACACAGACAAGAACGGTCAGGAAAAGAAACGCTGGGTTAAGTGTGGTGTTGTTATGTCCACCAAAACTGGCGGGTTAGCGCTAAAGCTAGAAACTATGCCTGTTGGGGGGGATGGCTGGTTTAGCCTGTTTGAGCCAAAGCCAAAAGATGATTTTGCCCAAGCGCCACGCAAGCAAGCTCCCAGCATGGCTGACATGGAGTCGGCACCGTTTTGATGGATAAATTCTGTAGTAATTGCAACCAGTACCGCAAGCCTACAGAGGGTGAGTACATCGTCAGAAACAAGATTAAACGCTGGCGATGCACCATCTGCAAAGAGCTACGTAATCAATCACCCTACGCAAGGAAACCAAAATGAGTGGCTGGCTAATCGCTGCAACCGGAATAGCATATCTATGTGTGAGTATTGAGCAATTTTATAAAGGCAATATGCCTACAGGCATGGTATGGGCTGGTTATGCGTTTAGCCAGATTGGACTATGGAAACTAGCATCATGAGCGCAAACGACAAGCAAGTAGACGGAGAGCACTATCAAAAACCAATCCAACCGTGGGATTACATAACTATGAATCGCTTGGGGTACCTAGAGGGAAATATTATCAAATATGTTACTAGGTACAAAGAAAAGAACGGTATGCGTGATCTTGAAAAAGCTCGGCATTACCTAGACAAACTAATAGAAGTTAACGCGACACAAAGTGACACAATCTGCAACCTTTGCGTCAGTCCACCATCCTGTGAATTTAACAATAGATGTCAGAAAGGATTAACAAGATGAAAGACTTTATTGGAAAGTGTTTTGACTATTACGCCATGCTTATAGTTGTGGTGTGTTGGATTCCACTCATGATTATTGCTTTGCCTGTGGCTATGGTTGCTGTATGCCTACAAACGGCTTACGAGGTCATGTCTGATATGTTTGGTGTAGAAGATGAGTAAGTATCCAAAGTGCTTTGATAGCCAAGAGCAATATATCTTGTGGAGACAAGCTGCTAGGCAAAGCAGTCCCGGACAATCACACATCTGCACAGACTGCTTGCCAGAGTACCAAGCAAAGATGATTGTTAAAAAAAGATGCGCTAAACCTTTGGCGTATTTTATCCGGCAAGATGGAGAACTTGTAGGCAAAGCCAAATGGAACGTGTAAAGCTATCCCTTGGAAAGGATCGATCCATAGTCCATCATATCATAGACACTTGCCCAGACGGATGGACAGTAGAGGTCAAGCCTCGCAGCCGCACACTAGAGCAAAATGCTTTGTATTGGACAACAGTACACAATATTGCCGAGGAGATAACGGTAGACGGACAGAAATATACGGTTATGGTTTGGCACAAGTATTTCAAGCAAAGATTCTTGCCTTATGGTGTTGTAGAACTCCCATACGGGCATCTGGCGGAGTCAGAGCCAAGCACCACAGATTTAACCAAACAAGAGTTTAGTGATTTTATAGAGCAAGTTATGCAGTTTTATCATTCAAACAAGGAAACAACATGAAAACAGTTATTGCACTTATCCTAGCCATGTCTACCACAGCAGCTATCGCCATGACTTGCACAACCAACACAATTAGTGCCGGAGGTAGAATGACAATTTGCACAACATGCTGTAGCGCAACCGGATGTATGACAACTTGTATCTAAGGCAATCATGCTAAGTAACACTTCTCAACATATCTTGGATTGCATTTGTAGGCATCCAATTGTATCTACGTCAGACATTGCAAAATTTACAGGTTTTCCAATAAAAACCGTAAGCTATCATATACGCATCTTGCGTATGGAGAATCTAATTTATGTATCCGAATGGATACAAAACAAACGAAATGTAGCAACAATGGTACTTTCCGCTGGCAATAAACTAGATGCTCCTAAGCCACCAATCAAGATACAAACAATCATGCGGCATGAAAAGAAATTGAAAGTTCATGCAAAATTTACACCCAGACCAGATGAGGCAGCAGCGTGGCTACTGAACCCAATAACTCAGAGCAATACAGACATGAGTGCGAGGTAGCGTATATTATCCGTCTACCATCCAAGAAAGAAAGAGCCGGGTATTTAGGCAATGTGCGTAAACATCGCGGGGACGTAGCAGCAGACAAACTGGAGGGTGCCGTATATCATGCGTGGAAACTACAGAAATAAGAAACTACTGGAAGTTGTCCGAGAGTCACCCTGCCAGAATTGCGGGACGGAGGATGGTACGGTATGCGCTGCACACTCTAACTCTGCGGCAGCGGGGAAGGGGATGGGGATTAAGGCACACGACTACATGATCGCGGCTTTGTGCTTTAGGTGTCACATGGAATTAGATCAGGGCAGAGACATGACTAAATACGAACGTGCTGAAATGTGGCAAAATGCACACAATGGAACATTAGCTTGGTTATTTCAATCAGGGAAGTTAAAAGTATGCTGAAAGATCGTCTGTTTAATTGGGCTTTAGCCATACAAGGTGAGACAGGTCCTATGCCAGATACCCATTGCAGATCAGCCGAGCGTAATTATTTACCTGAAACTGGTGCTGTGTGGGATGATGACGAAACAGACGAGATATTGCCAGACTACCTAGACGCAGACATAGTAGAGGCTGCTGTATGTAGCTTGAGAGAAGAATTAAGAGTAGCAGTAAAAGCGCGTTATGTAAGTTTCCCGTATCACAACATTAACCATGTAGCGCACTTTAGTCGTATGTCACCAAGGAAGTTCCAAAACAATCTGGATGAGGCACACCGCCGACTATCCAACAAACTCGGAGAATCAAATGAATGATGAATATGTATACACCCCAGCAGGAACGTGCATTACAAAACGATGGAGAGAGCTTGGATGGATTCCAGCCTCAGAAGATGCTGCAATTATTTCAAAGTGGCAGCGTTATCAAAGTTTTGCAGGGCGTGCTTTGGGTGAACCTATCGAGCAGACTCTTGTTCCCTTAACGACTTGATCCATTGGTAACAGGTAGTGGCGTAAGCTGCTGCCTCGTCTGCCCTGCGTGATTCGGAAAGAAGTAGTTTTGCAAGCGGGTCTGAAAGTCTGGCACCGGAGGCGGCAGCAATAGGCTTGGAGGAGGCGATGGGATTGGGGGACACGGAGCAATCACTTGAGGCGGCGTAACGGTCATACAGCCCTGAATACTCACTAGCAAGCCTAAGATTGTCAACTTGTATGTCATCCAGCTTTTTACGGTTTTCAGCATTTTGAACCTCTATCTCAACGGCAAGTCTATTATTCTCGCGCTCTATATCCAAAGACCTTTTGGTAGCATCGGCTAAAGCATTGGCGGCATCTAGCCGCATTTGAGAAATGATAGCCTTGTACTTGTTTTCCTTATACGAGGTGGTGATCCACCAAGTAGAGGTTGCGCCAACAATCAACGCAGAAAGTGCGGCGATTAGGATAAGTTTAAAGTTAGGCATTTGGTTTCCTATGTGTATCGTCATACGTTGCAAAGCCAATATAAGCGCCCACAACACCCGTTACAAACACATAGAACGGCGCAGCAATCGCTCCCAAATTAGGATCGTTCGTGCCTAAAACTAGCAGGGGAAACAGTAACCCAGCAGCCATCGACAGCCAAGCCATCTTGCGCCGATTTTTCCAGCGATCAACTTCCGGCAAGGTCAATTGCGGCGTATCTTGCATTTCCTGCCATCCTGTTAATCCAACCTTTCCCAAAATGATTCCATTGGGGAATACCCGTATAGAACAGCATACGCTCTGCTGACATATTAAGAATCGTTTTAACGGGATCAGAGGCGTTTGTTTTATAAACCGTCTCCTTGCCTATAGAACCATCAGCGTGCGCTCCTACGGCTTTCTGGAGCCATTTAGCGGCATTGCCAGCCCCATGATTCACGCAGCCATCAAACACTTGGAACGCTACGGCAAATGGCATCTCATTGCACAGGTTTTTATCCCAGAAAGCTCGTTTGTAGATAACGATAGCCTCGTTACGATTCATGGTTTTCATATCCCCCATGTAACCGTTTTCTCTGGCTGTGCCAATTGTGACACCCCAATTAGTTTCTCCGCCGGGATCAGCAGGGTGATTAACGTAACCACCCTCATGTCCTAAGACACGCTCAACCGCTACGTTGAAACTCATTTGCGTTTCCTTTTCCATTTGACAAACTCGGCACCTTCCTCTGGTGTCCAGAACACTTTAACCATGTCTGGATGGTCTGTAGCCAAAGATGGGTCAATAACAGTCATGCAAGCAGGGGAGAGAGATTGATCTCTAAAGCCACGCTCTTTGGCGTAAGTGTCAAATAGTTTGTAAGACGCTACCTGAATGGCATGGCAGACTTTACCTGTAGACGGGTCTTTTACAATACCGTAGCCAGATGTGTGCTTGTGTCCAGAAATCATAATATGGTCACGCTGCCCCATCTGTGCAGCTTTCATCTGACCATGTGCGGGATTCCATTGTGAGTGTCCGGCAAAGTCGTGCCGAGCATTTACAATAACTTCTCGCTTGTTTGGAAAACGCAGCGCAATTCTGCACTCGCTAGATTGATACAAAGTCTTAGACTGTCTTGAAATCCACTTGATAGGATCGCTAGAGCCTGACCATGCGTCATGGTTGCCACCGATCATATACAGCCATCTGGTGCGAGTAATAAACCACTCTGCCAGTTTCCATGCCTGATCTGCTGATGTGCTTTGGTTAGCGTAGAGCCTTGCCAAGCGTCCAACCCAATTATTAGTAGTATCACCTACGTTTGCACCCCAGATGCCTTCCTGATGCGTTAAATCACCGTGGCGGCGTATTGCCTCTAGGTCTGTACCGTCATCATCAACGTGCGGATCACCAAAGTGTAGGATTCCAATAACTCCGTCCAGATGTACCTTGACAGGGATTAGCTTGGTAGCCTCTTGGTGTTCTTTCTTTTTGGAAAACTGTTTAATCCTATGCTCAACCAGTTCCTCTACGTTTATATCGTCATCAGGAATGTCGGCAATCGTAAACTCAGGCTTGAGTGCAATCTTATCCCCAAACCGTTGTTTATAAATACTGATTCGATGATTAAGGGTTTGAACAGGGAGGTTTAAAGATGCGGCTGCACCAACTCTTGTCCCTATGTCTAAAAAAGCGTTCCATGAATCGACAACAATTTTGTCTGATAACGGTTTAGCTGGCATTTGTAAACCTCAAGTTTTTAGATCACCTAGTTCGGTCATCTCTTCAATCATCCCTTTTGGAATGAATATAAGATTAGCCATATCGCCCGGAAACCATGTCTGAGCAATTAGTACGCCTTTCTTATTCTTTTGCACCAAAAACCCCGTAGTCCAACAAGGGTCAGCGGTAATCTCTACATCTCCAAACATCCAGCCATCTAGGTGATACGCATCAATCCAACGCACAAGCACTAGCTTCGGGCTTTTCATGTTTGACCTCAGAGATTAGATTTAAACTTTTCGTATGCGGTTATCAATACTGCGCTGATCCCAACAACCCAAATAATAGGCTTGGCAATCTTACCGATCCACTCTAATACAAGAAAAGCACCCTTAGCGGCATTAAAAGCTACGACTACCTCGGTTGTTTTTTTGTCTAAACTATCTACTTTAGACTCTACTTCCACCAACCTATCGTATATCTCGCGGTGAGTTACGTCATTCATTTCCGTCTCGCAAAAGAAAACCCGCCATCAGCGGGTATTGTATAACATAGATTAAACCATTGTGTTAAAAGGCAAATTTATTGCGCCTCTAACGCCGCTAGTCTAGTTTCCATTGCGGATATGATTGATTGCTGCTCTTGGATTGCTGCCGTTAAAGTAGCCACAAGGAATGATGTATCTACGCCTTGATGCTGAGGTTTTCCGTCTTTATCAACAGCGTCTTTTGCTCCTGTTACGCAATCAGGAACAACCTCTTGCAACTCATGGGCAATAAAGCCTTGTCCTGCGCTACCGTCCACTTTCCATGTGTAGGTAACAGGCTTTAGGGCTGCTACTTTAGCAAGCGCTCCCGTCATGGGCAATACGTTTTCTTTTAGTCGATAATCCGAGGCTGAATTGTACGAAACTATTGACTCACTTTGAGAAATATTACCGACTCCTGCGCCTGTGCTATTTAAAAATAAAATAGGTCCTGCGTTATATGTTGCGCTTGTTGTTTTAAATACAAGACCATATTGCGTAGATGCGTTCCAATCTATAGCAACCCTTGTCCCAGCAACAGGAGATGTAGTTCCTATATATAAGTTACCTCCTGAGCTAATACGCATACGTTCTGCTGAATCTGTAGCAAAAGCCATTGCATTAGTTACATTATCGTAAGTAACCCGTCCCTTGTAATCTGTACCGGATGTTGAAAAGTCAATATACCCACCAGCCGACCCGTTTAGGTGAATAGCGCCGTAATTACTTTCAAGTCCTAATAACACTCCATCGCCAGTCGGTGATGCGGTAATTGCGCCAGCAACATGAAACGCGGCACCGGGAGAGCTTGTACCGACTCCAACATTACCAGAACCATCAATCCTTACACGCTCAGATGCGTCTGTAGTAAACCGTATATCGCCTGTGCCTTTTGCTACAAAAGCAATCGGTACGTTAGTGTCTGTGCCTAGAGCGACAATTCTTGGTGCGGCTGTTGTAGCTGCTCCTCTGGCTTCCAAGTAGTTAACCGCGGAGGCTGTAGTACCTACTGAAAAACCTTGTACACCACCCGCTGCAAACCCAACCGTATCGGCTGCTGGGAAATATATGCCTGTGTTGGTGTCTCCAGCCGTAGTAATGGACGGAGTTGCTACAGCGCCAGCAGGAAAGACAGTATTTGTGGAATGAGTAAACACACCAGTAGAGTCTGCAATGCTTGCGCTTGCGGTACCATCTTTAGCTTTTAAGTCAGTAACTTCTAAATTGGTATAGTCTGCCGTTGTGCCAGTTAGGTTTGTTAAAGTAACCAAGCCAGTAGAGTCGGCAATAGAACCCGCTGCCGTACCATCCTTTGCTTTTAGGTTAGTAACCTCTAGGTTAGTAGCGTCTACCGTTGTAGCGTTAACCGCAGTAGAGTTAACCGTAGTTAGCGTAAATGTATCGCCGGATGCGCCTGTCTGCATATCCTTTAGCTGAGACATCAACTCACGGATTGCATTGTTAATACCAGATGGCGCACAGCCTTCTGCAATGTCAATATTATCAATGTCGGTATTGTCTGCGGCTGTTGCGCTGAACTCTGATATTTTAGTGCGTGCCATATTTAATCCTTAAAATTTATTGTGGTACGTTGCCGTAGTCAGCAAAGAATTCCTCTACCGGAGGCGTAGCAAACTCAGTAGTTAGTTGCGATAATCCCGACCAAAATTGTACGCTAGTGGGAGACAACTTACGCAATTGACGCAACTTAGACATACCATCTGGATTGGTAATAATATTGGCGATAGACTCGGCATTTTTACCAAACTGGCGCTCAGATGCAAAGTCAGCAACAAACTTAAGTGGTGCGTCTAATCTTAGATTGCCAGCAGCCTTGCCAATAGTCTGCAATAATCCACCAGCCTGATTGCCCATATCCTTTAGAACCTTTTGGTTAAAGGCAGTATCAGAGCCTATCTTTTTAACCCGTCCAGCAGCCTCTAGGACAGTTGTAAGGTCTGTCAGGGCTGAGTATTGATCTTTGGTTAACGCAGCCTGTAGAATCTTTTTGTCCTTCTCGTTACCCAATAAAAGGTTACGCCATGTTGCTCCGGCATCCACAGGAATCTCCCTAGAGCCGGGAGTCACACCAGAGGCTTTCTCCCACTTTTGCTGTAACCATGCGCGGCTAACATCTTGCCATGCGGCAGGATTGGTAGCCTCTATTTGCTGCCGTACATACCTAACGGTCTGGGGTGAGGCGTTATCAAATACCCTGTTTGCAAATTGACCAAGGTTGTCTGGGCTAATGTTTGTAAGTGACAGACCCGGCTTTTTCGACATGAATCTGTTAATAGGCTCAGAGAATGTAGCAAAAGCCTCGTTTGCCTCTAGGTACTTTGGATTATTGGCACCCATAGCGGATACCAGTTCATTCTTAATACCAGTAAGTTCGCCTTGAATAACCTTGTCCATAGACTTAACGGCATCTGATTCTAAAGACGAGTCAATTGCAAACTTAGCACGCTGCAATGCTGGAAGTCGATCATCCAATATCTTTTGCGTAACCTCTTTACCTTCAGCGTCTTTAACTTTCACCTCGCGGTACATCAAGTCTTTAATACGCTGCAACTCTCTCTTTTCCTCACCCTTGGCGATTTCCAGCATACTGTCAATGCGAGAGACAATAGGCTTAACGTCAACGGGAGTAGCAACATCAAAAGCCGCTTTGTAATAAGGCTCTACTAAAGTTTCACGCTGCTTTTTAAGTGCTGTTAATTGATCGTTGAGCGCAGTCTGACCCCTAAACCCTGCGGTCATTGGATCACTTATTCGGCTGATTGAGCCAAGAAACTCATCAACGGCTGGTTGCACTTGCTCTTGCAGTCGTTTCTCATAGAACCTACCAAGCACATCGCTACTTTCAGGGATGTTGCCTAGCACTTTCTGCTGAGACTTCAGGGATGGCAAATTGGTCAACTCGGCAGGAGTTAACTGAATACCACGGGCTTGTGCCATGCGCTGTAACTCAGCCACGGCAGCAGGATCAAGTCTGCTAATATCTGCCGCTGTGCGTGCGTTATATGCAGCAACTTTACCGCCGGGGATCAATTGTGTAGCAGCATCCAATAACCCGCTTGTGGCTACCTGACCAACATCTAACGGTCTGTCCTCACCGGAGATTAGCCCTGCAACCTTTTGCCGACCTACGTTTGCAAGAGCCGCGGCACCACCAGTAAGCGCCACACTTCCGGCTGCACCAGCAGGACCGCCAAGCATCATAGGCGCGGATGCAACGCCAGTTATAAGCGAAGGCAATGCCTCTGCAATATCTGGCGCGACATAAGCCAAAGACGTTTTGGGTGATTTAAGAATACCCGGCACTTCAGCGTAAAACTTCCCGTCATCAGCCTCGTACACAATATCGTTTCCGACAATGCGGTAACGGCTCTCTGGAATACCACGCGCTTTAGCAAACTCTGTAATTGCTGCTTTCTTGTCCGTCTGCACACCAGCACGAAATGCTGCGCTAGGTGTAGCACCCATTTCAGCAGTAGCCTCATACGGCAATTTATCTTGCTGTAATTTTGTACGAGGCGCGTATAGTTGCAATGGTGCTACCGGAGGCTGTGGGACAGGAGCAGCTTGTGGCGCTACTGGTGCAACAGGAGCCATAGGCATAGCGGCAGGAGCAGCAGGAGCAGCTTGTACAGGAGCTTGTGGCGCAGCCTGTGGCGTAGCGCCTCGTCCTACTATCTTCATAATCGCAGAACGGATTTCCTCTTGCGACATAGTGGACGGAAACTCAACTTCTCCTATATCTGGAATCTCAACAATAATAGACATTACACATCCTCTAGTTGACCAGTTGCCAGATTAAATCGTTGTCTGCGTGTTGGCGCAGGAGGTGCTGCTGGTGCCGCTGGAGGAGGAACATTTGACCCACCTAAATTTATCCCTTCAAACGGGTTACGGATAACCTTATCAGGGTCTTTGCCTAATGTGCTTACAAACCCTCGGTAGTTATCAACGGTAGTTTGTACTTGGGGTGCAATAGCCATGACGTTTTGTTTTGCTGTATTAAGCAAATCCTGACGCTGACCTTCTGTTAACTTCTGACCAGTTTTTAACTTTTGTGCATAATTTCTAATGCGCTCAGGAACAGATGTTGCGTTAATAATTGTGTCGTATTCGCCTTCACGGACAGTAGATTGTGGGTCAATCGTTTTAAAGTAATTAAACACAAGAGAAACGTCACCAGCTACGGATGGGTTTTGTACTGCGTTTTCCATTGTTTTAAAAGTCTTAAGAATTTTTTGTGCATCCGCTGTTTGTGTATTAAAGTCATTCACAATTTGACGCAATTCCCTAGATACAGCCGTAGGATCGCTAGTGTTCACAGTCATGCGAGGCGCAGCAGCATTGGCAACCGACAGCTTTTGCTTGATCGCAAAGTCATTTGCTTGTGTACGTTGCTCTGGAGTAAGTTTAGATACATCGGCTGTACCAAACAGATTAAGCGCCGCGTTAGCAACTTCACCAGTAAAGCTCTGAGTCTTACCCTGCAATTGCTCGGCAATCTTTAGATATGCGGCTTGGTTTTTAGGATCAAGCAGAGCCATCTTTTGCAGTTGTGCAATCTTCTCGCCAACATCTCCGCCGCCAGATACGCCAGACATTGTACTCATCATCTGCTGCTGAATCTGCTGCTGACGCGCTTGCTGCATTGCCTGAGCAGACATCTGCTGTCCAGACATAATGCCTTGACCAAGTGCCGAGCCTAGCGATTGAGGGGTAAGAGAAGGTGCGCCAGCCTGTAGCAAAGATGCTCCCAAGCCTAACAGTCCTGCGTTTTTAGCTCGTTGCAATGGGTCTTCATCACCCATGCCAAGCAGTCCAGACATAAAATCAGCCATATCTACCTCAAATTAAAGATTGTGGACGCTGACGCATTTTCTGCATCTGCTGTAATTTCATCAGATCATCATACGGAGACATCACGCTAGGGGCTTGACCTCTACGAATCTGAGGCGCTTGAGCCTGACCTTGCATAGGCTTTTGTTGCATTTGCATTGCCTGTTGCATCATTGAAAACGGGTTTCTTTGACCCTGAGATGCAGATGCTTTTTGAGTGGCAATCATCTGCATAAGCTCGTCTTGCGACATATTCTCTAGCTTAGATGTATCTATTGTGCCTTCTGGCGTAAATAATGATCCTGACATAATTTACCCCAAGAGTCCAAAGAGTCCAGCGCCAGCGCCCAAAGCAGAGCCAAGTGATCCGTATTCTTTACCACCAAGCGCACCACCCAATGCGGCACCACCAAAGATATTGGCTGCCTGATTTCGGTAGATAGGTTGCGTAGTTTGTTGACCCATTGGAGCGCCGTATGCAGCCGATAGAAAGCTCTGCAACTTAGCCGCGGGTAGATTCTGTTGGAACTGATAGCGCTGCATAGCATCCGCAAGAGCCGCTTGCTGGTAGCTTTCCTGAGCCTGACCTGTCTGATACAGTCGGTCAATATCCCCATAGTCAGCAGCAGCCATCTGTGGACCCATAGCGGCAGCTTGTAATTGACGCGCATAATCCGCACCAAACAAGTTACCAATATTTTGTTGAGCAGCCTCTTGCATTTGACGCTCTGCACCATAATTCTGATACGCTAATTTACCAGCGGTATCAGTTAGCGCTCCAGCAAATGTACCCGTAGCTCTGTCTTGCAATTGACCCATCGCGTTAGAGCCATAGCGCCCTGCTCTACTTGATTGGGAGTTAACTTGCTGCATTTGATCTTGGAATGTTTGACTTGCAGCATTAGCGGCAGAGTTAAACGCACCAGAAAAGAACGGGTTGCCAGACAGGTATGCACCGCTTGCGGTAGGCTGCATCATCCCCGTAGCGGGATTAAATGCGTTCTGCATTTGTCCTACTGTTTGCTGAGATTGAGGCAACAAAGGATTGCCCTGCGTGGCGCGAGTAGCACCATACTGTAGGGCTTGCTGTGTAGCTTGAGACGGAGACACATAGCCCTGACCGGGATAGTATCCGGGGGTGCCGGGAGTCTGATACAGCTTTTGTGCCTCAGATAATCCATAGGCAATATATGGCTGCATTGCCGGGTCAATACTCTGCGTTACCACCTGTGTAGATGGTTGGCTCGATCCACTCATTTCAACTCCTTAACCCATGTGCGGGGTTTAAAACCTAATTTGTCTGCAACTTTGACCCATCCAACTCTATTGGTGTCAAAAGTCAATTTGTTTGCGCCAAATTCACGCGCCAATGTTTCAATGTGCGCCACGCCATCCTCTAGTAAGTTTGGAGCAACAGCCCAAGCACACCAGATATGGCAAGTATCGCCATTCTTTTCTAAGATAAAAAACCCTTCTGCGTTACCGCTATCAGCAAGAGCCATCCATAAAAACGCCTTACCAATTCCGAGATTTACATAAACATCTTCCGGAATATACGGCTCTGGAGACTTACGCAAGATACGGGATAACCCGAACCTAATAAAGTCCCATCGTTCTCTAACCATATCAGGAGTTTGGTATTCGTACCTCATCCGATCACCACATATCCGTAAGTTTTGTTAGCCGTACTGTTTGCAAAATGTGTAAGTGTGGCACTACCATTGGTTTGTGCTGAAACGTATACATTTGAAGTCGCTGATGGTGCAATGTATTGCATCGTTGCAATTACTGATGGAGTAGCTGGTCTTGTTGGTGTCGTTTGTGTAGGCAAATAATCAAGGATTACAGTAGTGCTAGTAGTAGACCACATCATCTCAACGTAATCATTTGCTTGTAGTTCAAAATAAAAGTTGACAGCAAATACAGCACTTCCATCTATTGATCCGTGTCTAGCAATAATACTTAATTGCGTATTGCTGTTTATAATATCTGTTCCATTTTTTCTAAACCAAACAGAAACGGCGTGCTCTTGTGAGTCGGTATTAGTAAACTGAACACTCGTCTGAAAGTTATAAATACCGTAGTTTTGAACCGTTAACCTAGAATTGCTGACTACACTTACACCGTTAGAGAAGTCTGTCGTATTGTAAGTTACTGCGTATGCTGTATTGATTGCAGCAGCCGTTTGATCTACCAGACTTTGAAATGATCCATACGGGGATGTATCGGCTTCTGCTGCGTCTGAAACAGGCACTAGGATAATCAGGCTATCTCGGCTGATACGCTCGTTTGCTATCGTTGTGGTAGTGGCATTTCCGGTATTAAGCGTGACAAGACCTGTATTGTTTGTCTTGCCGTTCATAATCCCGTTAACAATCTCTGCCGTTGTACGAGGGTCTGTGCCAAACACAGGCAGCAAGCGAAACATCATCTTGCACCCACCGGAGTAACCTCAACATCAACAGCCACAAGATGCCGCCATTGATCGCCAGTTGGCACAATCTTTAGCCTGTGGTATCTGCCTAATGAACGTAGGGAAACCCTGTTCTCACTAGTTGCTGGTAATGTGGCACCAAACTGAACCGTAGAGTCCAGTCTAAATCGAGAAAAAGCGGCTACGCTTGCCGACCCGTTATCAACTTGGGGTCTAGCTATTTGCACCATTGATTGAGGACCAGCCTCAAAATCTCCCGTCTGAATATCGCCCTCCATTGGAGCGCCTGTGAATGTCACAATTTTAGCCCCATTTGTACCAGCAAGTAAGATTTTACCGCCAGACCATAAACGAGAATCTAAGCTACTTGTAAGCGAGTCCATTGTGCCATAGGCGTTCAAGCCCTCTAGCGTAATGCCAGCGCTTGCTGCCGTAGCGATAAAGTCGGAAGAATTTACCACCCTAGACCAGCGTTTAATTTGCCAGTTATAAATAAGGAGCGATTTGCCTCCAAAGACGTTACTGTAAGACCATATAACCAAACTATTGATTGGGTCAATTGCCGAACTCATTTGGTCAAACAAGTTTGGGTTTGCGTCATTGAAAAAGAATCTATCTATTTTCTCATTGCCAATAGGAATAACATTCTGTCCGTCACACGCATAAAACCCATCGTCTGACAGGAAGTAAGACATCTGACCGTACTGCACAATTGATCTAGGCTCGTAGCATCCAAGATTGCGAGAGATGGTGTCAAACTGGAAAAACAAAGGAGAGCCGATATATGTCATTCTGGCGATTGCTCGTTCCAGAAAGATCAAACCAAACTCGCCACCAGTAATACCCTGAATGTCACCACCGTCTGCAATGTCCTGTGTATCAGACTGAGATGTTGTGCTGGGAGTCCAGTTTGTCTCATCGTTAATATTTGACCAATACACACGGTTAGGATACGTTGCATCCTTAGCAGCCACCACAAAGTCTCGCACAACAGTCACAAAGGACGCTGTGGGCGCAGCAGCAGCTAAGTCTGCAAAGTTAGATGATGCTCCTGTACTCCACGCCTGTAGCTTATTCTGACCGTTTGCAGCTATTACGACTCTGCCAAACTGTGTAAACTTCCACAGGCTGCTGGATATGTACGAGCCGGGGCTACCGCCTGATAATTTGGATACGTCATCCATTGACGCATCATCAGAGTCGAACCTAAAGATTTTAGTAGCGCCAGCAGCAAACAAAACAGTCGCGCCAGAAAACTTACCCGCGAATGTCGTAATGAGAGACTGAGACGCATTAGCCGATAGGTTAACCTCCGAGGTAAATGGTCCGTACCCAATTGCCATAGGGATGACGTTCTTAGCCTCTGTAAGCGCACCAGACAGTCCCGGCTGATCCGGCATCCACTCACCTAATACTATCCTTTGCGTAGCCATATATTCTCATTATCCTTAGGCAGTTCAGTCCAATTCTCGCCAATAATCTCACTTACACAGTTTACCAATCCATTTGTCGATAAACTTGATCTAGCGCTATATGTAGCGACAGAATTGCACAATACGGCAGCATTAGCTAGTGCGGATGCTAATCCTGAGTAAGTAACATTACAAAGTGCGGATACGGTTGCCTGAGCCGAAAGGACCGCTTCAGCCAAGCGCATACGCAATCCACTAGCGGAGGCAGAGGCACTTGCCGACACACTTGCGGCACCACTAAACACCCTATACGCAAATGCGAAAACGGATGCAGATGCAGATACCGCTGCCGAGCTAGTAAATGTCCGATAGGCTAATGCTGATACCGTTGCCGATCCAGATGCAGATGCAGATGCGGAAAATACTACCGTACTAGCCGCGGAAGATGTGGACGTTGCCGTTACGCTTCCAGAGGCAGATACAAGCTCATTAAATATTTCAAACGCATTAGCCTGAAACGCATATATTTGAAATGCTGATGCCATTATTTTCTCTTATGTTCGATGAATTTTATTTCTAACAAAGAAAACATTTATTCATCACATTTGTACAATTTGCGCTCAATATTGGCGTTAACCCCAGATACGCATAGGATACGGCTGTGGATCAATACTAAAAGGCATTAGCGGCTCTGAGTTCTCGCCTTCTACTACTCTGACGTTAACGAACCAACCATCGTAAGGCACAGGATCAGGTAATGGCTCTGCTAGTGGATCAGGCTGTGGCTCGTAGATAATACCGATTGTATCGATGTTAGCGTAGTTAGGCGTAATCACCGCATCCGCAGTCACCACACCTTCGATTTCAATGCTTGGTGTGACTGTGTAGAGGACATCAATAGATTCGGCTTCGTCTGCGAATTTCAAATATAAATCCATGTCTGCTCCTTAACTTGTCAATGCTTGAAGATTGGTGTTGCTAATGCGGATTGGGTAGTAAGCAATTTTCTTGTAATACCCTGCCCTTTGACTAGGAGGAATTATTGTAAGTTGGTTAATAGCCGAAGATATAGGAACAGCCGTATCAAGAGTTCCAAGCGTTCCGTTAGAACACAAAACCGTATTGTTTGTTTCAAACGCAACAGCATATTTACCAAACTGTCCTGCGGTAGTTTGGCTAGACATATTTGAATCAAAATAAGTAACGCCGCCTAAAGCTATTTGACAGCGTGCGGCTGTGCCGGGGCTGCCGCTTCCTAACCAAATTTCATTGCTAGTAGTGCCATCGTGCAAACGTAGATTTTTATTGTTTGCTGCGGATGTATCTTGCGCCAAGCTCTCAACATATAGCGTCCCTTCGCCTTGAGCATAACAAGAGCTAAAGTTTGTCCCTGTTATTGAAACAGCGTCAGCGGCACGGGTGACTTGACTGGCTACTGTTTGGATGTAGCTTGTTGATAAAGCCAAGGCTTCAATTTGAAAACCCCAAAGCGTTACGCCGCTAAACGCATTACCAACAAAAGTATTTGTATTGTCAGCGTTTGCGAGGAAAATATCCGCAGTACAAGAGGCAGACGCAGCAAGCGTAGCTGTTAATGAGCAACGATACCAACCATTACCAACAGACTGAATAGCTGCTGTACCCGCTGTAACAGTCCCAGTTGCGCCAGTCGATAAATTGTAATAAGCAAGACCAACTTGCGTTGAACCATTAAACAAACGCAAGGCAACATGATTTAAGCCATTTGCTTTGGCATAAGCACTAAAGGTATGGCTAACTGCCGTTCCTGTAAATGTTTGCGTTGTAAAGTGGGTGTCGTTATCGGTGTTAGCAATTAACACATCTGCGGTCAAAGTACCGTTTGGCGCAACCACACTATTGAGAGACAAAGTAGCTCTTGTTTCAGACCATGTGGTATCCAAATCTTCGCTTTGTAGCAGTAAATTCGTACTCTGTTGCTCAACCAAGAAACCCAAACTCTCAAAAGTCGTGGGGTTGTGATCGAACCTCGCCACGCCTGATGCGGCTGTTTCTAAGACGGGGATGTAATTACTGACAGGTTGGGTTGTAGTGACGTTGTAGGCTGTAGCTTGATCTCGTTTTTCAAACTGCGACCCCCAAAAGTAGTTACCAGATGTACCATCACCAGCTATTGTTAGAACGGCATCTGTTGTAGCTAAATAGAAATTGCACCGCAAAGTGCTACCTTCATTAGCACGGGATAGTATCAAACGATACCAACCATTACCAACACTTTGCATGCTAGCTGTGCCACCAGAACTGTTAGTAGCCACAACTCCATTAAGCACATCAAACCAACAATATCTGGCTGATGCTCCCGTCCGAATGTTTACTACTACATATCTATAGTTGAGATATTTTGCGTATACAGTAAGAACATCTGTGCCGCCTGTAGGTATTGTTGGCTCTTGACGTAAATATGAATCGGTACTTGCTAAGTTGCTTGTAAGAAGTGTTGCGGTACTTGTACCGTCAGGAGCAACAACAGCATTAGCTGTAGCCGTACTGCCAATTTTAGTCCAAGACGCATTATCAAACGTCTGGCTCTGTAACAACAAATTCTGCTCTGCTAACGCCGTGCGAGTGCCGTAGTATGTGGCTGTCGATGCTCTGGCAAACGTGATGCGGGGATCGAGTGCTTGGACGTTTGCAAAGTCAAGCGATAAAGAAGGTGCAATGGCTGGGAAGTTCTGTGCGATTGACATGATGTGTCCTTAATAGGTAATAGCGGCTGTGCGAGAAACCTCAACAAGGTTTGTGCCATCCGAGATAAACTGAAACACAAAACGCCTATCTGCACTTGTACCCGTTGCAAGCGTGCCTGTTGATTTGAAACCCGTACCAAACGTCACCGTTCTGCTAGTCGTGCCAGATGTAATCACAATCACATAAGCGGTTGAATTAAGTTTAGGCACAGTTGTAGTCAAGGTTGTATCAGCAGAAATCGTTACCGTAGTCAGTTTATTGACCGCAAGGTTTTGAGCCGCAGTATTTGCACCCGTAGCAGAAAATGAAATATTGTCTGCATCCAAAAACGCCATGCTGCCAAGAAATTGATTAAGCGGAATCTTGTTGGGCGCTGTGCCAACATCAGATTGGTCTACAGCAAGTTTTCCCGCAACAGTAAGAGTGCCACCAGTAGCGACATTACCCGCGTTATCAATTACAAAAGCCGTTGTATCAGGAGTCGTACTATCCTCGACAACAAAAGCATTGCCTGTGCCTGTCTGGGTGACTCGTAATGCAGGATCGGTAGAGTTAGCGGTAATGATCGTAGGATTGGATGCGCTTACTTTTTGCCAAGCCGTTCCGTTATAAATCGCAAGATCATTGACTGCCCAAGTTGTTATGCCGTTTAGGTTTGTCGAACCAGCGACAGACACAACATAATAATCATTGGCTGTACCGACACCTGAGGCTAATGTAGGCGTGTTGGTGCTTGCGTTCCATGTACCCTTAAAGACCAATCCTCCCTTAATAGATGCGGGAAGTTGTGATAAAGGAACCGTTCCGCCTGAATCGAGAGAGGCAACACCGTTAGCTACACCATTGTCTTTTTCTGCTGCTGTTCCTAGACCTAAGAGAGTGTGGTCACTATTCCAATCGCTTGGACGAATAAGACTAGCATCTCCCTCATCAGGTACGGCGCTAACTTTTGCGTGTTTAACTGTAATTGCCATAACGCCCCCTATTAAGCAAGAGTGACTGACAAATTACCGGATGTAATTTTAAGCACATCGCCTGTCGAAATCGTTTTGCTAACGGTAAGTGCGCCGTGATACAAAAGATTACCGCCTGACAGGGCATCTGATATACCAAAGTATGCGACCGTACCCCATGAGGCAGTAGCAACAGCAAAAGTAACATCTGCGTTTGTAGCGGATGCGCCGTTGCTTGGTGCAGCAAAGGTAGCCGCAACCCTTGCGTATGATCCACCAGATACTTCTGTGCCTGTATTGGCATCAGTCGGGTCTGTTGTGTACAAGCCGACATAAACAGTAGTCGGAGTTGTGTAAGACGTATTACGCAATGTTGCGTTAACAAGTGCGTTCTCTAAATAATTCGACATTGCTGCCATGATTTACCTCGCTGAAAGAGTCATTTTAAGTGGGACACCGCTGTACTCGGATGAGTCATCAGCAGCGTTTAGTGCAGTCAATCCTCGGTCATACATGGCAGACCACAATTGAATACGCGCATCATTCATTAAATACGGCTCTGCCTCGATTAAAGCCCCGTAGAGCAATAAATCTGGACAGGTTGATAGGAAGTTATTGCTTGGGTTTGTATCGCCTAAAAACTCCGGTGCTGCGTAGTACAAAATCTGCAATGTGTAATTCGTATCTGGCGCAGGAGCAAACTTAAACTCAGACGCTAGGATGGTGTAATACACAGGCAGTCCTGTTTCCGTTACCCTGCCATTTGTATGAAAGATGGCTGGGGAAACATACTCTAAGCTGCGAATAGGGTTAGTTTCTACAAATAAAGTGCGTAATTGCAAAAAGTCTGAAGGAAGTGATACCGTAGGATCGCCACCAACAGTAGGTGAGGTAGCTGACTTAAGCATCTGGCGGATACGCAAGTCTCTGCGTAATCTAACCTCTGCCAAACGGATAAAGTCTGGGATGCTAACGGTTAGGTCAGTCCTAGCTAGATAGTTCGCTATCGTTGTCTGTAGACTTGCGTAATTTGTGATTGCCATAAGTTATGTCATCCCATCCGTATTCTTTAATCCCGATATGTTTAATTAACGGGGTCAGATCGTGGTCAACATATGTGTCGATCCCAAAATCTTGCGCTTTGATACAAAAGTGTACATCTTCGCCAATAATTCCACCCGCGGCAGTCCACAGGATGTCGAACCAAGGCTTAGGCATTGTCTTGAATACGTCTGCTCTAGTGAGCGTTACGCCAAACCCTACAGCCGTTACTTGCTGTATACCTTCCATGCCTCTGGATTCAACCTTTTGCCACTCATGCGAATCCTCTTTAATATTAAGCTGCATCGCTGTAGGCAATACAGGCTCTCTGCGTGTGGTTGCATTGACCCCAAGGATAGGCATGTTCCGGCTTAACATCACTTCTAGCGTGTTTGCCGGAAACCGCATATCAGAATCAATCCACAAGATAGCCTCTGCACCCGCTTCTAATGCCTGATCTGCTAGGTTTTCACGCTGATTAAAGATTAAGGTACCCGACATCTGCAAGATGATAAGCTCATCGTCTGTTGTGCGAGAGTGGTATCCAACTAATTTAGCTAGGTCAAAACAAAAACCAGACATAACGCTGTCGCGGCATGGTACACAAATGGCTATTTTCATAATCTTCCCGGTCTTACTCGTAAGTAACGATTATCTGGATTGTTAAGGAAAGCAGCAAAGGCTGGCTCATCCATAACCGCGTATCCACGCATAATACCCATTTTATTTAAATCGTCAATCACCGCATCTGGGATTGTTGCAATGTGGGTTAAATCACCCCACCTGTCTAAAGACGTAATGTCATTAAACTTTTGTTTATTCACCTCGATGATCTGCGAAATATCCTGCTTAGTTTCCAGAATAATCCCACCGTCACCGTCATCGTGCGCTATCGTATGTTTGCCCTTTTGAGCGTCAACAGAGAATAGTTTTTTCATAATATCCTTAATGGGGAGAGCCGAAACCCTCCCCGATTATATTACAGCGCTGGGTTAATGTCTGTCACCAGACCATGAGCAGCTTCGTTACGCATTTCCAAAGTCAGTTCAGCGAGAATTTGTGTTTTATCGCTGTCACCTGCTTTTGCCAATTCGTTCGTGGCGAATGGGCGGAGATATGCTACTGCTGCGTACTCAGGATCAAGCACGAAAGCATCACGGCTACGCATAAAGCGCGATGGGACAACAGAAATCGAGCCAAAGTCTGACAGATAAACGTCAGCAGCACCGATAATTGTTGTAGGACCATCAGCAGGTGCCATGTAGCGCTGTGCTGCAATACCAGCAAACTCAGACACTTTCTGCTTGGCACCAGTACCAACCAACAACACCTTAGGAGTGCCGCCAGCATCGTACACCGATTTAACAACAGTCTTAAGCAATGTCTCTGTGAATGTACGCAATGCGCCATCCGAACGGACGCTAACGCCAATGGTAGTAGGATCAGTACCGCTGGTGCCTTTAGATGTGTTTGTCTGAATCCATGACAACATAGCACCCAATGTACGGGCTGTAGTGCTGTTGCCAGCGCTGCGACCTTGGTTAGCACAAAGGATTGTCTCGATGTCACGCTTCAATTCGGACGATGCGCGAGCAAGTTGATATGCCTTCTCAGACTTGCGACCAGCTTTGTTAACTGACTCAAGAGTGCCGGAGACTTGAATAGTCTTCTGGACGATCTGGGTGTAGTTACCAAGACGGGTTGTCAAAGAAAGGTTGCCTGACGATGCGTCTGCACCTTCAACAGCGGCGTTAGCAGTCGTAGCGGCTGCAAGGGTGTCTGTCTGCCACTCATGGAAAACAGCGGTTGCCTTAGTGCGTGCAAGCGTGTTTAGCAAAGGAGTGTCTGTAGGGGAGATGTTATAGATAACATCGGTTAAGTCTTCGCGGAGACCAATAGCTTGGTGAGCGTTGTATGTTGCCATTTTAAGTTACTTCCTATAAGAATCGTTCAAATACGTTAGCAGCATCCGCAACCCTTCCGGTCTTGCGTAGCTGTGCTTGTGCCTTTTTGGTATGTTCTGAGTTAGGATCGGTATTGCGAGCTACTCCGGCTTTAAGCATCTTTGGCGCTTCGGCTACCTTTTTCGTAACCCCTGCCTTGTTGCTCATTAGCTTTTCGTATTGCATTGCACGATATAACGTAAGAACAGCCCGAGAGTCGTACACGCTGGCTAGTTCTTCATCTGACCATCCAATCTTTCTAGCATAGTCTCGTATGTCTTTTTTGACTTGTACTGACTTTTGCTGGTCTGCATATTCAGGGATAGCCTCTGATAACTTCTGCGCTTCCACGGCTAGGAACTGGCTGAGATGCTGACTTTGCTCTGCTTGTTGCTGTTCAGCAATGCGAGCGCGTTCTGCACCAATAGCCTGTAACTGTCGTTCACGCTGAGTTTGTTCAGCTACCTTAACTGCATAACCAATTGGATCGTTTTCCTTAAGAGCTTCCAGATTTTCCTGTGGCGCTTGGCGCAATGCGCCTTCAATTGCCGCAAGACGTTGCTGGTACTGATCTCTCTCTTGTTTTGCTTGCTCGATTACTGCGCGTTCAGATTCGACCTGTTTGCGCTGCTCTGCGAGTGTTTGGGTTTTCTTTGTGTAGTCTGCCTCACGTTGATAACCTTTGATTAAGTCATCGAGCGTCACCTCTATTTCTTCGCCTGAGGCTTTCACCTTGTAGCGCGGCTGCTCGTCTACTTCCTCTTGGTACTCAACGTCATCAGAATCGCTTACCTCTTGCGACTCATCTGCTTCCTGAACCACCTCTTGATTCTCAGTAGCGGTATCTGGTTGCTCTTGCGAGTCCTCACCACCCATTAAACCTAAAAATGCTCCGGCGGCTTGATCCACCGATAGCGGTCCACTACCCTCAGAGGGTGTCATGTTTTCGCTCATCTTACTAACCCCAAAATCACCGGATACCGTCCGACACGGTTTTGCACCTTATGGCGCATATTCAAAATATCTTCCATTTCTTTTCATCTATTTGCCGTTGTGCAGCAATAGACGTAAAGTGATTAACGACTGCATCTATACCTCTAATTAGATGGTAAGCAGCCTCTCTCGTTTCAATATCTTCAAAATTTGAATTTACAATCTGCTCAATGCAAGACTTCTTTAAAACAGCAATCTGTTCTTTAAAGAAATCATCAGATACTAAATGATTGGCGCGTTCTGCTTGATTCATATAAGCGGAGCAAATCTTCCTGCACCGTAGACTGGTGCGTTAGTAGAGCCTACTGTAGGCATTTGTGCGCTTGCAAGACTATATGCCGGAAATAAGTCGGCAATAGTGGCTGGTGCATTATAGCCAGTATAGTTTTGCCCCATACCGTTCTGTGCTTGGGCTGTGTACTGACCAACCATGCTAGGCATACCAGCAACCATAGCTTGCAATTGCGCGGCGGTAAGTCCAGACTGTCCTGTAGACGTATCTACCTGTGGCTTTAGCGCATTTGCGGCAGCTAACCCACCCAGACTTATTCCACCTTTGATAAGGCTGCCATACGGACCAGTAAGCAATTCTCCACCCTTAGCCAAAGCGCTACCCAAAGTAGAGCCACCAAGAGAGCCTCCACCTGAACCAGCAGCGCCAGCCAAAATATCGCCTGATCCGCCTAAGAATCCGCCAGCCGTTGAGCCACCTACTGCACCACCACCACCTAGACCGCCTGTAGTAATACTGCTACCAAAGTCCACAGGGAAAGCCGTAGCGCCTGTGCTAGCAGAACCTACACCACCAGCACCAGCAGCCGGAGCAAGCGCAGCAGCAGCCGCCATAGTAGCCGCGGCAATGGCAAAGTTACGGAAATACGGGTCTTTAATACCAGACAGTAAGTCACCACCAAGCGTACCAAACACGCCATTGGTTTGCATTGGTCTGTACAAAGCCGCTTGCTGCTCTAGCGTTCCACCAATAGCAGGAGTGCCAGTATTGCTGTAAGTATACGAATAAGGATCGTTTGGATTACTTAAGAACACAGGCATACCGCTAGAAGGATCAACCATCTGTGTAGGTGTTGATCCAGAAATAGACTGACCGGGCTGTGTAATGGGTCTAAACATAGCCGCATTAACATCACCGTACCGTGTCGCAATCTGGTCTCCAGACACGCGCAATGGATTGGCAGCCACATAAGCAGCCGCGCCTTGCAATTGAGCCTGTCTCTCAGCCTGTAGCTGTGCGTTGATTGCGGCTCTTTGCTCTGGGGTATTTTCTACATATTGACCGCCAGCATCCGCATTGGTTGTAACGTACTGACCCATTGGTGCCGTAACCGAAAGAGGCACAAACTCTCCACCAGCGTCAGCGTTAGTAGTTAAAAAGCTACCTTGTGAGCCGCTGTATCTTGGGTCTTCAAAATAGTTGCCGTATTCATCAACCATATCAAACGCTCCTGATGTTTACGCTGTTTGTAATGTCTGCGCCCAACTGTGCTGCCTTTAGCTGAATCTCAGCTTGCAACTCCTCCTGTTTTAACTGGAGGGATGCTTGAGCCTTCTCTCGCTGAATCTGAATCTCAGCAGCAGCCTTCTCGCGCTGTAGCTCAATATCAGCCATAGCCTTTTGCTGCGCTGCCTGTACGTCTGCCTGAGCTTTCTGCTGTGCAATCTGAATCTGAGCTTGTGACTGCTGAATCAATGCCTGTACAGTAGGATCAGGTTGTGGCTGCTGGGGCTGTGCAAGCTGCTGCTCAATCTCTGGCGTGACTTCCTTAAAGAACTCAGCGCTATCCGTAAACCCTGCCGCCTCAATAAATCTACCAAGAGTGTTGCGGTACTGACCGACAGACACAAGCGGGTTAGCAGGACCGAACTGCTGCAAGATAGCCTCTTGTTTAGCAAGCACCATCTGGAGCATAGTCATCTGCTCGGCTTTGTTACCAGTACCCAGACCCACAGAAATGTCAACATCGTACTCATTTGACCAAGAACGCGGATCAATCGGGATGTACTTACCACGCATCCGCATAAGTGTCGGCTTGTCCTGATACTTGCAAAGTAGCTGCAAAATACCCTGAAACAGCGTGCGTACACCTGTTTCTGCAAAGATACGAGCAACCAACTCTAGCTTACCGCCAGCAGCCTGTGTAGACGCTGCTACAGCCGCGGCAGTCACGTTCTGCAACACATCTGGATTTAGACCCTGCTGCATGTCAGAAACGCCTGTACGCTTGCTCTGTGCGTCATCCAAGTATTGCAACATTGGAAACGCTTGGGCAATCACGCTAGGTACGTTAAGAGGTACGATTGCGTTCGGGTTTTTTATCCGAACTACCCCACCGGGTGTCATAGTCAACAAGTCATCTAGGTTAACCTGACCCTCTACGGCACCCACTCTTGAGTTGTTAGACAGGTACAGGTTGTCAAGCATCTGACGCACCACAGTCGATTTAATCAACTGGATGTCCATTGCTCGGTCAGCTAGTGACTCGCCGTAAAACTTATGTGGGATGGGGATAGGGCAAAGCGAGTGAAACGGTAAGTAATCTGTTTCCTCGTTACTTAGAA